TTTTAAAATATTGTGTTGATAATAAGCTAAATGCCCGCCCAAAATTATTAGACGGACCAGAAGGAGTGTACACGGAGTCACAATTAGAACAACTGATTCCTTATGTAAAAAATTTTGATGCAACCGACATACAAAAAATTAACAAAAATAAAAGAGTGGATAGTTATGGTCGTGGGTGTTGTGGCGGAAGGCAGATGTGTACAAACAGGAACATAAAAGAATACACAACAACAATTTCTCGTGAATTAGGATTTAAAGGATGGCATTGTTCAGCCAATCAATTTTTTTTACACGGCAATAATATCTACGGTACGTATTATACCAACAAAGATTGTAGAATGAAATTAGATGGAACAGTTGGACCAATTGCAAACATGGACACAATGGAAAAATACATAGAGAATATGTCCAGATCAAACGACAATAGTTTGCCAACTCTGCTTTGTGCCCAGCGGCGATGTCATTGTGGGACGTGTGCACCAAAGAGTATATACAAGCAAAATCTAAATGACATTATGAAAATCTATAATGTATCGATCTCTTAGATACTCTAAAGGTTCTTGAACCCTTTAGCCAAATATTTTGGCTCTTTGTTAAATTTTTCATGCCTGCTCTGTATTTCATGCAGTGATTTTTTGAAACCATCTAGATCAACGAATGTTTGTTTAGTATAATCCAATGCAGTGTTCCAGTCTTGTATCTTGTTGAAATATACCTGATCTACTTCGTATTGTTCGGCAAGTTTTATCATTTCAGGCATCTCCCACCAGTTATCCTGTTGCACGACCATATGTAACCTAAAAACAAACTTATGTTTTACTTTCAATTCTGCCATTGATTGTAAGTTTGCTTTAATTTTCTCCCACTTGCCTCCCAGTCGTAGTTTCTCGTAGGTTTCCTCTGTTGCACCATCAATGCTGACAGCGAGCTGATTCAAATTATTAATCACGTGAGGTATCTTAGTATGAAAGTCTTGGAACATTAAACCGTTGGTCAGTATAGAGTACTTGATGTTGTCCTTACGTGGTGTGTGTTCCATAAAATGTCTATACACATAAGATGCAAAAGGATCACCGTCTGATCCTATATGCACCTGCACAGAAGAGTTGTAATTTTCCAACCATCTGTTAATCTTGTTTGCTAGTTTGATGCCAAGTTGTAGTTTTGTGCCTGTCTTGTGGAATATCAGATCGTTCCTGCAACTAGGACATCTAAGGTTGCAACTGTCGTCTATGGCCAGCCTTAAATACTTAATATGATCTGCAGACGTATCTTCTATTGTTCTATGCAGTAGGTAAGAACATATCTTGTCGTTGCAGTATCTATAGGTACCGTTGGAAACAGATAATTGCATTTCTTTTCGCAACTCCGAGCCTAATATTTCATCCAGATTATTGACTTGGAGATTGCCTATACTCTGTGGCAACCACGACTGGCATTCACAGGCATAGCACGAGCCTTGCTTGTCTATTAGTATAGTGTCAAAAGGCCGCGGACACGTAATTTTAATTTTTAAATCTTTATTAGTGTTGATTCCGTACCAGTCAAACAGTCGTTGATTGATCATCGAGTCTTGTTGGGATTAGTAAGGATGTCCAATGTAACCACTTCGTTGGTTGGCACCACGTACACGTCCTCTTCCTTGACTTTCTGTTTTTGCTTTTGTCGTTGCTGTGCTCGCCTACGCAACTCTTCTTGCTTCTGCTGTTTCTGAAGAGATCGTTCTCCACGATTTGACTTGTAGGTGTGATGTATTCCCATGATCGGTTCTCCTCATTCGCATATATTCTAACACATATTTAATGTTTGTTAATACTCGAGTAAAAAAATAAGTAGTATGAATGATCGTTCGTATAAAAAACAAAACTATTCTAGCTGACGTGCCTCATAAGTGTGGCAAGAGCACAGTGTTAAATCTACTCAGCTATGCAGTTACCGGTACAGTGCTACCAAAAATGCAGATAAAGAAAAGATTGGGAGACGTGGTCTTATATCCTGGAGACGACTGGCAATGGTATCAGCAGAATCCTATGCCACTGGATTATCGATTTGCAGTGGTGCGAGATCCTGTAGACCGAGCACTGAGTGTGTGGGCAGATCGAGTGATTCGTAAAAGGCAGATTGAGTTAGAAGATAGAAGTTGGAATTATTTTGTCAAACACTTTGAAACTCTTAAACAGCATCCAGATATTGAATTACACACTCGACCACAGCACACATATATCAATCCAGATTTAAATTTTTATGACGGAATCTTTAACGTTCGTAAACTATCCACCGATGTTCGCAAAGCATTAAACAAATTGTTAGACACTGATTGTCCTTTGGTACGTGCAAATCAAAGTCGCTATGAATCTAATCTTAGTACTCATCCTACAGTAACATTAGAGCAACGTAAATTTTTTGAAGACTATTATTCTCGTGACTACGAGTTATTTGGATCTATATTTTAGCGAACACCACTTCTTTGCGTCTGCTTCGACCAATTTCTCGATAGTTTAATTCTTTAAGATAGTTGTGTATGAGCTGTCCTGCGTTTTTTTGCTCTGGTGTTTTATGTTCTATCTCTATGTTTAGAATGGGTGATTCTCTGGTCAGTGTGTCGCGAGCACCTTTGAGTATGTTGAGCTCAGATCCTTGTGTGTCTATTTTAATGAGACCTACATCTGTGAAAGCATACTCGTCCAGTGTACGCACAGTTATTTTGGTAGGAATCACAGTCTCCTCAAATACCTGCTCACGGAACACTGAGTGACCACCACAACAAACAGTGGATTTATAAAATGAAAGCTCTCCAGGAACATCTGCCAATCCTACTTCGTGTATGGTATAGTTAGATCGACCTTCTAGATTTGCCTTTAAACATTTTAAATTATCTAAATCTGGTTCAAAAATTTGTACATCCTTGAAACGATCACAGAAGTCTTTGCTCCAAAAACCAACATTGCCGCCTATGTCAATGGCTCGCTGAAACTGTTTTACTCGTTCTAATGCGTATGCTCTTTGTTTTTTCTGATAGGTAAACTCGTTATTCTCCTTCAGCCATTGTTCAAAGTGCGTATCGTAATCTGGCAAATACCAAGTGTGTACTTTTTTCATATTGTTATTTAAGGATCATCCTTTCGTACGCTATTTTACGCTTCGCTGTTTTCTAAATTTACGCTAACGCTTTTTCTAACTTTGGCGCTTCGCTTCGCTCGATCTTCTAAAAACCCTATCACTGAACTCATCCAACACAGCCATATGTTTGTGCTGTCACTGCCCCAAAATTCTTTGTCCTTCTTACGCATACCACTCTCTCGTAGTTTTTTTACTTGTTCCACAGTTGCAAATTTCATCGTCCTTTAAAGTATTTTTCTATCTTGTTTGGTTCGTCTGTGTGTTTCTCGTGATCTGGCAACGGATCTTTTTGCTTTGTGATATTAGGCCACAGTTCAGCATACTTTCTGTTAAACTCCACTAGCTCTCCAGAATCCATTGGTTCAATAGCATTAATTGGACATTCTGGTTCACATACACCGCAATCAATGCATTCATCAGGATTAATAACGAGCATATTCTCTCCCTCATAAAAACAATCAACCGGGCAAACAGATACACACGTTGTATGTTTACACATCACACACTTGTCGTTTACAACGTAAGGCATTATTGTTCTTCGTCTGAGTGTAAATCGTTTAACAGTTGTCTTAACTTGCCGCTTTCGACTGTGGCTTTAACTTTACCAAAGTCGTCGCCTTTACGTGGATTGATTTCGTCGTCACGAGCATCAGTTTTAGATTCTGTAGGTGATACTTTACTTTTTGTTTTGAGACTGTCCATTATTGAAGACTGTGGTTTTGATTGGTATGAATGATTTTCTTCTTCATCAAGCGATCTAATTCTCAATGTGTCTACATCAAACTCTAGGTCAACTTTTTGTCCTACACCAGAACTACTTCTTGTTTTCATAAACTGTATTTGATATCTTCCTCGCTCTTTCATTGCTCTGCTTGTAAAGATACCAATTACGTTGTCTGCTGTTTGTACTTTGGATAAACCGCCCGAGATGTGCGAGTGATCGAATTCTATCTCTTCTACGGATGCTCTGTTCAATTGTGATGCTGTGGCCATAATCATCTGCGATTCTGTTGCAAAATTTCTTAACTCTTCTGACACATATTTGTCTTTGATAAACAGATCTGCAGGAGATATTTTTTTAGACTTAGGCATCATAAGATCCAAATAATCTATCAGTATACAGTCAGTTTTTTTCTTTTGTTTTAACTGTAGTTCTTTGATGTAGGCTTTTATGTCATTAACATTACTACCAGAAGGCAAATATTTGATCTGTATACCACCTGCTTTCTTTGCCAGCATTTTAACTTTCATCTCAACTGTGTCTATGTCTTTCATTACCTGACGAGTTGATACATTGGCCATCATAGAATCCAAACGCATTGCACATAACGCCTCGCTTAATTCAAATGAGATGTACACACAGTTCAAGCCAGCAGTGGCCCAGTTGACTGCTAGATTCTGTAAGAATAAACTTTTACCTGCGCCTGATCCACCTGCAAAAATGTTTAGTTCTCCACGATTGAATCCACCATATAGTTTTTTATCAACGTTGGCCCACCCTGTGCTGACTTGTCCGTTAGAGTTTTTTAACAACTCTAATCTACCTCGAGGATCCTCAAAGTAATCTGTTCCTAAGTCTTTTGTAAGACTAATACTAACTGCCGCTTTGATTTTGTCTTCTACAGGATTATAATCTCCCTTCTCCAACAAATCTGCGGATTCTAATATTGCTCGCTCCATTGCTTTGTGTCTTGAAAATGTTTCAAACTCGTCTAGTAACCAACTAAAATGTGCCGGATCTAAATCTTTTGCCGATTTGAGTTTGATATCGTGACTAGCATTAACCTGTTCAACATCAGGCATAACCTTGTACTCTTCAGAATAATCTTTAACAAACTTTGCAATTGGTTGTAGTTTTCTGTCAAAACTTGTAGGTTCAAAAATGTTCTGTGCTCTCGCAAACGATTCTGCATCTGCAAGAAACATTTCTAAATATAATTTTTGTACATCAAACGAATAATCAGCCATACATTTTTCTTTTTAGATCTATTTTAAGTTTATTAGATTCTGTTGTTTTTAAAATAGATTGTAAAGTAAACAGTCTACCATATTGTAACACAGCATCCGCAACATCATCAACACCTTTTTGCCATTCTGGAAATGCTACACTCCAGTTAAATTCTAATGCTTGATCTATTAATTTTTGTCCAGGAGCATCTCTGTCTGGAACAACAATAACTCTTCTACCAAGCCCGTCTATCATCTCTCTTTGTATATCATTTACCTCTGAACCCAGTATGCTCACTCCAGATATGGTAATTGCATCAAACGGTCCTTCTGTAACTATCACAAATTTCCTCGACCAATCTTGTGCATCTATGTTGAACACATATCCTGGCTGTGTCTCTGTCCAGTATTTTACTTCCTTGTTGCGTGTGTCAAACAGCCTTCCTGTATAACCCACAGTATCTCCCTTCCAATAGAATGGTATCAATAATCTTCTATGGAAGTCTCCAGTCTGATCTGGCGAATAATAAAAATCATACCAGTTAGGTTCCACTCCTCTAGATTTAAGATAATTTAATAGTTGATCAATTTTATTATATTGTGTATCAGTTAAGTCTTTGCCTACATACTTTTCTAACCAATAATCTAAACGATGAGAATTTTTTGGTAACTCTTTTTTCTTAAATTCAATAAATCTTTTTTTTGGAATTACAGTATCTGCTTCTTCGTAACGCATAGCCTCTATAGCAAGTTTACGAACAGTCTCTTCAGATATACCTATCCAACTCATAAACTGTCTCATTTTAAAATTTAATTTTCTACCAATGGTGTAATTGGCCTTATAACCACAGTTGAAACAGTGATACGATAGAGTGCCATCCGCAGTGGTCATTATACCTCCACGTTTCTTTTTGTCTTGCGATTCTCCGTTGTACACACAACAAGGTGCATTAAAAGATGTCCATCCACTAGGAGTTTTCTTCTTGCCAGCAGGCAACGAATTCAGAATTGTAGTCTGGATCAGGTTCATTAAACTATTTTAATGTCTATATAGGATTTTGTCAAGTGTGCCAGTATTACCACTACTGTTACCATAACTGAATCGTATGTTTTGGTAAACACCGTTAAAGTTTTGATACACAACAGAATCAGATGCAGTGATGTCAACGTTAGCGATGTCGAAGTAATCTGCGTCAGTTGGAGATGTTGTCATCATCGTGCCTTGTATTTTTACTCTACCAGCAAACCCTGTGGTGTAGATAGCCGCAGTGTGTAGTGAAGAATTATTGTTTTTTCCTGGATGAGCATTAATGGCTCCTGATGTTTTTGCCAGTGGTCCTGAAGTAACTGTGAATGATGTTATAGTTTGACTTGGTTGGAATTGAGGATAAGCACCATCCAACAGCTCAATTGTGCCTGAGCTCACGTAACTGGTATCAGCGTAGGTGACCAACGTGCTACCATCTTCTTTAATTTCGTTAATTGAATATTCGTAAAATTTATTATCTAAATCTAATAAGTCAGCATCTGTAATTTCTACACTTGCAGTACCTTTTGTGGTTATTGTAGATCCGTCGTCTAACACAGTCAAATAGCGTGTTACAACTGCTTTTTTGCTCTCAGTATCGATAATATTGAACTGATATGTCTTGCTTGTAATATCCTGTTTCTTCTGATCTTCGTTTTTAAACACAAATGTTATAGGATTACGTACTCCCCTGTATATTTTTAGACGTCTATCGTACACTTTTGAGTTCCTTCCTACGTAACCGCTTTGGTAAACAATTACCGAGTTTGTGAGTAAATACCTTGACACTGTTTGCATAGTACATATTTAACAGTATTTATAGATATACGATGAACGAAGTTTTTGAAACATTAGGAAAAAAATTCCCTTTCTTATCCCTTATACGTAAGGGAGACCTTGAATATGTAGGTATCATATCTAACCAAGATAACCAAGTAACGAGCTTCTATGATTATGGCAGAATAATGATGCCACAAGACAAAGCACAGTTCTTAAAAATGGGAGAAACTTGGTGGTGGGAATCCAATCGTAAAATACCAATCAATATTTTCCTTAAAGGCTCGTTTGCTTACTTTCGACCTACCCTTGTAAGTCTATCCACGAAAGACATTGAAATAGTTCACGGACCTGTGGTTCGATTAGATGACATAGCAAAGAAAAGAATCAAGCGAAGAACTATTCAGTTGATGCGAAGACCTATCGCATAGGTACAACATACACACTGCGAGTTAGATGGTGATATGTCACACTCACTCCTTTTTCCTCTTCCCAATATTTCCTTCTTCGTTTGACCCAATCAGACCAATTGCTGTTATCAAGACTGACTAGGTAAGGTCGGTTTTCTTGTATGCTCTGCTCAAATATTTTAATGAGTTCAACATCTAAATAACCGCTTCCAGAAGAGGATAGATCTATTGTGGTGTGGGGGAGATTTTTAGCGTTGTTATTTTTCGTCGTGTACACTAAATCATTATTTATTACGATTCAACAGATTCATTTGTACAACTATGGCATGAGCATATGCCACTGCGTGTGATTTTTTAAAGAAATATGAGCCATCTTTAGGACGCACCCAAACGTCTTTTATTATGTCGGTCCAGTATCGATTAAGTAGATGTCGTTTAGCAGGACGTATAATTGCTAACACTGCCGCGAGTTGTTCTATATTTCGAGGTTCCAATTTAGCAACAATATCATAGTGTCCGTTTATGTGAAATAGTTGATCCACTATGGTTTTGTCTTTTAACATATCCCAATCTGGTTCTTGTATCATTAATTCTACAAGTTCTGTTTCAGAGCTAACGTCTTTGTAGATACTAACATTTAAACAATCAATTTTAAAATACCCTCTCTCTTCGGCTTTCTTATAATCTAAACTTGAATATCCAGTGATGGGATCTGTAGGAGTGTTATGAAAATAAACTCCTGTCTTATGTTTTTCAATTGTATCTTCTTTAATAATTGAAGCAGGTATATTCTTAAAAAGTTTAAGTGCTTGTTCTCTATCGTAAAAATCTATATCTACATCAGGCATTGTTTTCTAATTTCCATTGTTTATAAATTTCATAATCACCAGTTGCTACATAGGTTTGACCAGTCTCCATGTCTGTAATTTTCCATTTTTTAGGACACTTGGTTAAAATAGTTAGGTTTACTGGCTTATCCAATTCCTCAACTTCTATTCCGTTTTGTAGCATTCTTTTTTTCATCAGTTCAAAGTTTTTTTATCAACGTTCTCAAATGTTTTTAATTCAGCGTTAGGATCAAATATCTTTATTATTTCCAAAACTTTTTCTGTTCCAGGCGTGTGAGGGACACCTTTTTTAATTTCTGGCATAATGAGTTTTTTCAATGTGCCATCTTCTCCAATGACTAGTACACTATCACCTGGCTGTATTTCTAGCGAATCGTCTGTATCGTCGTTATACAATTTTTGCCTCCTTAGCTGTTTCCTGTACAAACAGAACATCAGCAGGATAGTTTTTAAATTTATTATTCCAAAATGTAGGGTCAATAAATCTTTCAACCATCTGTAACTGTTCGTCTGTAAATGATTTTAACATAGTTTTACCAGCCGCACAACCTAATACTAACCAAGGAGATATTTTACCTAACTGTATGTGTTGCACTGCTCGTGGAGTATTGACCAACCTAAAATAATCTGCCCATTGTACACTTTGTTCTTCCGCCCAGTCCATCATAGTTTGTATAGATCGCTGAAGTGCGGCTTCAACAGGTTCAGACTTTAAAGTATCTACAAGATATGCTTCATAGAGATCATCTCGAGCCCAGTGGTCCAATTTTATTTTAGATAGTATTACATAGTCTATATATTTTTCTGGATACAACGGGTTAACGTGCATCATATATCTACCGAATTTAACGAACGCATTATAATATGAACTATTACAAAAATCATCATATGTTTTTGTTTTAGAATTATTTTGATGTATTTGATAAAAACGCTGGAACACCATAAATCCAGTTTGTACCCATTTCTCTGATTTTTGTAGATGTCTTCTTTTAGGTTCACACACGTGTACTTGCAAAGTTCTTTCTTTCTGAAAGCTCTTGCCGCAATACGTACAGGTCTTAAGATTGTTTTCCATGTGCCTCTAACAGTTCCTCAAGTTCACCGTCTGTGATTATCTTGTCAAGGGTTTCAACATCTGATTCCTTCATTGACGGGAAGATATCTAATAGTTGTTGCATACTTTTGTTGGCAGTCTTCTTCATTGGTTTGACCCATGGATGGAATTGTTGTTTAAGAGCACCACACATTGATGTTAGCATCCAACAGAGTTTTTTATGTTTGCTTGAAAGTGTGAATAAATGTTTATTGACACACTCGTTGATCATTTCCACATAATGTTCCTGATAGAAACGATCTCCCGAAACAGAACTTGCATACCGCATAATCATATAAGGTGAATACAAACTTTTTTCTTTGTCGTCAATTCGGTCATAATAATCTTTATTACGGAAATCCACCGCTTTCATTCCATTACGTAGTTCAAAAAACTTTCTATTGTCTTTCTCCATATTAACCTATATCTGGTAATTCTATTTTGTTTTTTATATTTTTTAACCACTCCATCTGCGATTCATATGGATAGTGTACTTGATCAGTTTGAGTTTTAAAACCATTTTTTATAATAAAACTTAATGGTGGCTCTACAAAATTCTCTTTATCCAACATATTATAAATTTGATACGAGTTACTTTCTTTATCTATTACACCATCTTTAGAACTGTTAGACGATGGAGCCAACAAATAATCATAATATGTGGACCAGTTAAATTTTATTTTTAATTGTTTTAAAAAACTTACACATTTATAAATTTCTAAAAGATTTATAAAATGAAGATTTAGTGCATTATCTTTTGAATAGAAATTTGAAAAGAGTCTTTTTGTAAACTCGTAATTTAACCAAGATCCTGTATATCCTCCACTGGGTATCCACGAGTAATATTTAGAGTGTCTTATTCTATATCCTTTTAAATTTATTCCTAACTCGTCTTTGGTTAAAGGCAAATCAATTCTTTGTAATCCAGAGAACTGTATGTAAACATAATCCGTAGTAGGATTTTCTGTTAAGAATTCAATACAGCGATTACTGATATAGGTATTGCCGGATCCGCTCAACGATAAATTATAAAATTCTACCAGGTCGTCACTTGCAATCTCATCGTAATCATCAAACCCAGAAGGTCCTACAGCACTTTGCTCTACTTTGAAATTTAATGTTTTATTTTTTTTAAATGTATCTCTAAAAACATGATGTAAACCAAGACCATTACTACAGCCAATTATTAATATTTTCTTTTTTGTTACCATACTTGACTATAATCTAGTATCTCTGATTGTCTTGAAATATCTTTAACAAAATATGCACATTGAGGGTTCTCACCATCTTCTAACGGAACTGCTAGTATCTGTCCTGATTTAATTTTAGGAAAATACCATTTAACTTCTTGATATATGTCCACAATATCTACTTCAAAAAACTCAGGTTTAGATCCAGATATAGGATTAAAACAGAATGCTTCAAACCCTCGATCATTTAGACTAGTAATTGGTATTACGTATAACTCTCCTTGCTCAGCATCACCAATAATCATTTTCCAATCTAAAGGCATCTTTATTTTATATTTGCCTATAGTCAGTACTGCCGCAGGAGATGAGAAACTTTCTAAGAATATCAACGGAACAAAAAAATAATCAGGATCCTGTGGATTTGAATTATCTAACACAGCAAAACGTAGACTGTCGTCTACATATTCTGGAATTTTTTCTAAAGTATATGTCTTGTTATCAAGTGTAAGGATTTTCATAATCTATCTTCTCTACATTATACGGATAATTGGCCTCTTTGTAAAACTTTTTTCTTTGTCCAAGGTGTCTTTTTGCAAACTTACAGGAACTGGTTATATCCCATATCTGCACAGATTCCTTGTCTTCTGCTTTTCTAATTCCTCTTCCTATACTCTGAATAACACGAACAAACGACTTGCCCGGTTCTATGAGGACAAGATTAAAAATCCTAGGAATATTAATCCCCACAGCGGCAACTCCATATGTGGCAATAATAATTTTATTTGTTGCAGTAGATACTTCATCGTAGTGCTCCTTTCGATCTATGTTTTTGGTTGAACCTGAAATAAATGTTGAATCTTTTAGTTTCTTTTCAAGAATTTCTCCAGCTGATATTCTGTCAACTAGTATAAGTGTGTTGCCTGATGTAGCAATGTCTTTTATTGTGTTAGCAATCCACGTCATTCTTGTAGGATCTGTTGTAAGCCATTTCAATTCTTCCTGATAGTTTTTAAATTCTGGATGGTCCTGTGTTTGTAACACATTCACATTACATTGTGCTAGTACACCTTTGTCTTGTAATTCTTTAGCAGGTATCTTATTAACAACGTCACCTATGGAACATCTTAACCCATAAAATTCAAAATCTGCTTTAGGCACAGTACCCGTCAGCCCCCAACGTATACCACAATGAGCAAAAGGACCTGTTAACATTCTTTTGAGAACATCTGCTTTGGCCATATGCACCTCATCCACTATTATTGTATTGATATTTTTTATCGCATCTGCAAATGCTTCTGAATCCTCGTCCTTACTCTTCTTCTCCAGCACGTTCAACGATTGCCAAGTTGCAATTGTATTTTGTCTTCCTAGTTCTTTTCGATCGCCATAATAGACTCCTACATCAAGATTACACGCAATAAAATCATCTTCTGTTTGTGTAACTAAACTTTTGTTTGGAACAATAGTGAGTGTTCTCCCGTAATTCTCGACCAATTTACAGAGTGCCGCAGTAATAATTGTTTTACCTGCACCTGTAGCAATTTCTTGTATGCATTGAGGATTTTCAATAAATTTGTTAATTACTTCTATCTGATAATCTCTTAATTCAATTGGCTGTCCAGCACACGGATGAGTAGTTGGCCATTTTATATCTGATAGATAATTTTTATCAATTAATTTAAATTCAAAATTATGAGGAGTTCTCTCGTCCACAAGTTCTACATATACTCCTGCTTCTTCTAACAACGGCAACACTTGATCCACTAGTGCTAGATAAGTCGTACCGCCTAATCCAAAGAAACTGATTTTGCCATCCCACCTACCTAATTTTACTGCGGGCAGATGACGAGCATAAGGTATTTCAAATTTAAATTTTGTATGAAGTCTTTTGCGATGTTCTAAGGATAAATCTTCAAATTTAACATTTACTTCATCTTTTATTACCAGTTTACAAGAACTCATATTTTTTGTTAATCAACCATCCATTTGATTTAGTAACATAATACAACCTTTTTGGAAGATTTTCAACCACTCTTCCTAAAGTTTCTGTTCCGCCAGGCCAGTAACTAGAATCAAACATGGTAAATGAGCTTTTAATTATAATATTTGCTTTTATAAGTGTCCTAGGTATTCTTGTTCTTACAAATATTATTTTGGTGTGCTCGTCTATGTATTTAGATGATTTAGAATGAGTTTGCATATCACACCATCGGTCATACAATTGTTCTCGAGCTTCGTCAGACATTTCTGATGGATATGAATCCCACGAACAACCAAAATTATCTTTTTGATTTCTTTGTCTCCAGTCTGGGGGATCTTCAATAGTATAGCCCCAGGCAACTTCACAGGGTTTAATGTCAAGTGCTTCAAATGTTTGATACCATTCTGACAGCTCGTTTATATCTGTGTGAGATGAAAATTCTGATCCTGTAGTAACAAGTGCTGGTAAACTATCTAACTCTAATAGAGCGTTTAAGAATTCTTTTTTAGTCCATCGTCCTCGGTCAACATAAATTTCTCTGCTCTTATGTGTAGCTATTCTATCTGCAAGTGTAGAGTTATCTGTGGTTATAAAATTTATATTGTTTTCTATTTCTAAATCTTTTAAAGCATCACATTGATATATAAAACTTTTGTTAGCATAATTTTTATTCCACCAGTCGGTTAGGCTGTCTGGTGCGTTATTGAGAGTTAGGTGATTATTTTTTAAAGACATAGAAGGTTTGCGATACGCAAGTTTTTCTTGTTTAACTTCCTCGTAGTCCTCTAAAATTTCTGGATTAATAAATTTAAAATCATAACGAGTAGCAATTAACACACAGAAGTATAGTGTTATCTCAGTACAAGCGATCTGCCATTTCTTTTGTTCTCCGTGATAAATCATTGGAACCAACCCTTGTGTTTTTTGATGTTTAAGTGTCCTTAGTAATTCAATAATTTTTTTGTTATACGGAAATTTCATTTCAATCCATTCTTTGTTTTCTTCCTCATAACGTTCTATAGATTTTTCATAATCTATTATTCGGAACGGATCTCGATATACGGGATTCTGTAACAGTTTGGATAGATCGATATTGTATTTTTGGAACAGTGTATGATATCGTTTCAACAGCGCCAGAGCTAGATGCCCTTGTTTTTCAGTCCAAGCATATGGTGCATCCGCTAGGCTGTTCACAGTTTTTCGATCTTTTGGATGCACTTTAAATTCCTCCCAAAAGTGCTCGTTATAGGCTAGAATCTGTATGGCCTGCTCGATTGTGGTGATTGAATTATGTGTAGTTTTAACCATGGAGTTTTTAGATAATTACAGTATAGCACAAATGGTAATATTGTCAACCACCATTATATGCGTAGTTTATGAAAAGCAAGAAACAGAGGAAAATGTCCATCAAAGCAGTGAAGACAGTTCGCTTCCAGGTCAAGCAGGCTTTGGTAAAACGTGCTGACATCAAAAATTTTAGGCCCACGATAGCACAGGCACAGAGTTGGTTCAACATATTGAATAAAGGAATATTCAACAGTCGACTGACAATGCCAGAATTAGAACTTCGAAGGTTAAAGGGTTGTTACGGACAGTGTGCCTGCTTATGGGACGCAAGAAAAGTGAAAACAGTGAATGAGAGAGCATTGCCTGTAGATCAAATCCCACATCCAGCAGTAACTTTTAAAATTCAACTACTGACCAAGTACAACACCTGGAAGGACTTTATTGAAACATTAGCACACGAAATGGTTCATCTGTATCAAATGACTGTGGATCGAGATATTTACTCTAATCACAATGCCAACTTCTATCGTTGGCGCAATCGTTTTAAGAGTCTAGGCCTAAAACTTTCTTTTTAAATTCCGCATAGGTCATCAAAGAAGTATTTTTTATATCAGTGCCTGTTTGTAGGTGATTTAAATATTCTGGAGGAGTATTATGTACAACTGTAAAATGTACATACGGTCGTTGTTTTATTATTTTTCGAAAAGTAGTTAACCAACTATCAAATATTGCATCTGAATGTCTTTCTCCATAATTTTCAGTATTCTGATAAATGTTATTCAATTTGTTTTTTCCATACTCTCGAAAATCAAATCCTATCATATAAATTTTTTTATGACCGTGTATTATTGCAGTGTGTATTGCTTGATTACCGCTGGTTAGGTGTGCGTTATGCGGAATAAGAGTTAGTCCTTGATTTCTATTGACCTCAAGACTAGGAGCGTAACACACTACGCCTTGCTCTGATATTTTACTGTTAGAAATTTCTTGAGACATCTTTGCATCAACTGAGAAAAGAAAATTTGGTTTAAAATCTCTGTAGAGAGCATTACATCCATACGTTTGTCCAGAATCTTTTAGTAAATTTAAATCAAAATCTTTTCGTGATGGGCCATTACCTATACAATAAGCATTGCCCTTTGGCACTGCTTTAACTTTGTCTTCATAAAAAGCAGTTTCTTGAATCTTTTTACCTCCGCGGATCACAGTTTTTACAACCACAGTTTCTCCTTCGTACGGTTTCCACTCTATGGGTTCAATTATATTTTTATTACTTAAATCTATAGTTTTCATTTGATATATTTCTCTAATAGTCTTGCTCTTATCCTTGCCCAAGGAAGACCTTCTCGTATTTCTTCAGTAGTCCATTCGGTGTAACTTAACCAGTTACACCAGTTTAATCTTGATGGCATAGCAGGATGTAGAATATCTGCCACATTTGTATTGCCCACATCGTGACTCAAACTAGATTCTGAAACAAACACAGGTATACCATTAAACACTGCCTCCATTGCAGGATTAGAAGAATGATTCACTACTGCCCACGTGCTCTTTAAAACTTTTTTAAAATCTGTGTCGTCATATGTGGTCCAATCTCGTTTAGGCATATTAATTCTTACGTAAGGATATTTTTTTTCATTAAAATTAATTGGGTTTCTTGGATGTGGACGAATCACAATTGGTCGATCACAATATTTTCTTATAATTTTTATCTGATGATCAATCCATACACTTATATTGGGCATTCCTTCCCACTGTTGGCTAGTATTATGTTGACCGCAGATAACAATTATATTTCCAGTCTGTTTCCACGGTTGTAATTCCACACCAAATTTTGACCATCTTTTATCGTCATACTGTTGATTAGCAAAATCAGCATCTCTATTAATACCATTGATTCCCATTTTCCAAGTCATGTTTCTCTTAATTCCACCTACTTCTAATACCACAACAGGCTTATTGTGTTCTTTGAAAAAATCCCAAACTTTTTTATTTTGTTCCATTCGTCCTCTCCAAAGCACAGACCAAATTACTGCTACATCGCAAGTGTTATCGTATTTGTTGAGGACAAACTTTTCGTTTTTATCTTGGAGATGTTGTATAAATGCTTTGAATACTGGTTCAGAATTAAGACTACCATATTCTGGAAAGACTGCTATTTTCATTCTCGCCAATTCTCTGGAGTCGATTTCCAGTAATCTAATTGTGAAACATCTGTACTACTTCTAGAACCACGTAGGTCGTTTTTAGCACTACTGCCAATATTTTTTCTTTTACCTTTAAAATGATCTATGTATAATCCTAACTCAGAGTTAATAAAAACATGATGTCCCTTCACACCTTTCCAATAGCCAATGTCGTTAACTTTTATATTATATTTCTGTCTATAAATTTTTGATAAGTGCCAAAATACATAACTGTCATGCCATTCGGTTAATTTAAAAACAGAATCTGTAATATATAATTTTTCCCAATCGTTAACAAACTCTTGTATCTGTGGATGACGTAAATTGTATCCAACAAATCCACATTCTGGATATTTGCCCCCGTCGTTCTTTGTAGGGTTTTCTCTGCCTAAGTACGTCAACATTGAGTCTGCTGGTAATAGAGATTCTATAAAATCTCTTGGCATTGTACGGAATGTATAAGTGTCCGCATCTAACCATATAACATAATCATACTCTTTTTCCACAGAAGTTTTAATCGAATGAGTGACACAAAATACTTTGTTTGCAAATCTCACAGCATCAAATAAAAAACTACCTTTGTTTTTATCGTTGCCATCAAATTCTGCAGGACGTTTAACTCCTCCTGGTATTTCTTGTAATTCGCCACAGGCAACTGGATCGTCTTTATGACGGTTTTTAAAAGACATCAGTTCTGGTTGTACTTGATGTAAATCAATCCATTTGATTCTAGGATGAAACATTTTAGATTCTTCGCACGGTCCTTCGTGATATACATTTATAGCAATACCCTCAGGCCAGTATTCTACAATGCTTCTCACACAACGATCTGCGTATTTGTTCCATGTGCCTGGTTTGTACGATGTAATGACTTTGAGTTTCATTATGTACCTATATTTAACTTTTCTTTGAATCTTTTGAATACGATTCCTTTTTTAATTTCGTCTACACTCCATAATTTATAACCTAAGTCGTTGACCCATTGTGTCCTGTCTGGCATTTCTGGATTTTCAATTTTGGTTAAATCAGTATTTGCTACTGGCCAACACATAGCAAGATCTGATGTGCAAAATGTTGGTATGCCTCTAATACAAGAATCTGTTGACGCAGTGGAGTTATGAGTGACAACAGCATGACAATTTGCTATTGCATCTTGAAAATGAAATCTATAATATTTTTTTTCGTCACCTTGAAACTGTTTTTGACCAATTGAAACTTCTACATCTGATGGAAACTCATGTAACCTTTGAGATATACTATCTATATGATTAGGATGTGGTCGTACTATAAATTTTCTTTTGGTTAGTGGCCTTATTTTTTTGTAAACATCTTT